TCTACCAGTTACTAATACCTTTGTGCCTTTCTTTATGTTTGCTACTACTAGGTCTACTTGTTCTCCCCATGCTACAACGTTGTACCAGTCTGTGAATGGTTTGTCCTTGTCTTTAGGGTTTGCTCTGTAGCTTGCTAGTGTATATGTTGCCACCTTTGTTCCGTTTTGTGTTTGTCTTACTTCTGGGTCTTTGCCCGCATTTCCGCTTATGTATGCTAAATTCATAACTATTCTCCTCTCATATCTACTTCTCTTTGACCGCAACGTGTATGTTTTAATGCCTCTAACATTAAGCCGATCATTGGGTCGCTCTGCTTTAATTTTTCAATCACGTCTTCTAAAGCTAAACATGCAGCAGCATGCGTTAGAGAATTGGCGTGTGCGTCAACTTGTATTAGTGGTGTGCTTACTCCACCATCTTCTTTCATGAACTCATCAAAGTCCATGTTCTCTAGCCATAGTTTTACAACTATGCCTTCCTTCTCTGCGTTCTCTTTTATTTGTTTTGTTAATTCACTTTTATCAACTTTTATTTCTTCTTCCATGGCTTTTCTCCTTATTGCTCTTCCTTCTTTATTCCGTGTGCTATCCTTTGAGAAGCTTGTTTCTTATATTCTGTGTAAATGTAAACATAGTCTTCTCTAAGGTTTCTGTAGTTGTATATACGTTCTACTTCTTTAAGCGCCATATCAAGATTTGCAGGTGGTGTAATAATTCCAATGTAGTTCTTTATTTGTCTTGATAATCTTCCTCTATCTATGCCAGGGCAATCAAATGCAAAAGCTATAGATGAGAATAACGCTGTTGGTCTTCCAGGTACGCCTAAAATGTAGATTGATAGGTCACTTAAGAAATCTAACTTCTTAACCGCTCTATCATGTTCTTTTGTTGTTATAGTGAATTTGCCAGTCTTAACTTGCCCTAAGTATGAACCACCAGTAGCTACTGTTTTAATGACTGATATTAATGTTGTTGGTGGTATAAATTGATATTTCACAGCTAATTCTTGAAGGATTATATAGTCGCTGTTTCCTTGTGAAGCATAGAAGTTGATATAATCCATCAAAGACCACGCTGTTCTTATGTTGTTCATTGTTACACAATCGTTAGCACTTAATCCTTGAATTACTACGTAGTACACTGGTAGATTTTTTTTCTTTCGCGTACACAAATCTGTGTTGGCCATCCATGATTTCCATGTTTTCGTTTACCATTATTGGATGCTTTAACCATCCGTTTTGCTTAACACTTTTTTCAAGCTTCTTTAGGTTGTTCTTTTTAATAGTTCTGTTCCAATCCCCAACCTTGAATTGGTCATAATTTTTTGTTTCTTTAATGTCTGAATTTTTCATCATTTCCACTCCTTTAATAAACTTTCAATCTCTTCTTGTCTTCTCGTTGGTATTCCTTGTTCTATGCAATCATCTACCACTTGTGATAACAGCTTTGCCATTTCCTCTTTTGTATAATCGGATGTACCTCTGTATGCTAGTACATCAACACACCCGTCTATCTTTGAGTCTATCGTATCTACTACCCAACCAAGCCCTTGCGAAGTCCATGCTTTTACAAAAGTATCTAGTGCTTCTTTCTTCATGCAATACACATCATAAGTGCCACTTTCATACACATACTGCCTGTATATATCTTCTTTTGGTATCTTTAACTTTTCTTGTAATTCACCTAAGAGAGCCCAAAGATATCCATTTGAAGTAAGGCTTCTCTTGCCAGTTTTCTTAAGTTCTAGCCTTAATGGTTTATCTTTGAGCTCTTCTATCTCTGCGGTTACATCTCCAGGGCACGATAGTTCAAAGAATGTGCGTTTGTTCGTAAATGAGTAGGCTATACTCATAATCTCAACATCTTCTAGTTTCATGCTATCTCCTTTAGTGCTTTAAATACATTAGCGAAATCCTTGACCTTTATATCTGATGACTTAGCATAACCGAAGCTTCTAAGCACTTCTTTGGCTTTGCCTGCATCCAAATTTAATGACCTAATAGTGTCTAGTTTGTCTTTGCCTATTGGTGTATCATACATATCTTTGCTCCACTCAAACACTACTTCACCAGTCTTGTCATTTACTATTGCTAGGCTTGTAATCTTTTTGTTTTCAATTGTTATATTGCATACAGAAAATGTATCTGTTGTCATTAATTTCCCGTTTGAACCTGTCTTAATCGTACATTGTGAATTAGTTATCCAGATGAACGGTGAGCTATAAAGTTCTCTACCTATACCCCAATTGAAGCATGCACGTTTAAAACTATCACTAGCTAAACCTTTCTCCTTTTCAGTGTTGCTCTCCGTTCCCGTGTCTTCCTTTGCTACCCACATCTTTTCTTTATCATTCCAGATGGATACGATACAGTTTGCATTATCTCTTTCATGATGTCTTTGCCAATTCATAGCTCCTACCGTCTCATCTAAGATGTCTTGGTCAACACGAGCATCCTTATACAGAAGTAATGATAAGCCAGTCTCTTTTATAATTGCTGGTCTTACATCAATCTCGTCTGCTCTTAAATCTCTAAAGATTAATCCTTCCATATCGCACCCCCTATAATAGTCCTAGACTTTGGTCTAGTTCTAGGTTTCTTCGTATTTCCGCTCTTTTGGTGGCTACCCAATCTCTTCTGGCTTGTTGTTCATTAAACTCTTGAAGTTCCCAATCAATGTCTCTGTCTGTCTCTTCTAGTATGTTGGTCATGTCTTCGAGAGCATTATCGATCATGTCTTCAATCTTGTCTTCGAGTGAGTCATCCCAGAAATTGAACCTTTCAAGCTTCTCGTCAAAGTAGTTCCAGACTAATGCTGAAATCTTTTTCTTTAATTCTTTCATCTCTTCTCCTTTCTGCACTATTCCCCTTAATCAAGCTCCACTCAAATGATTTTTATTACGGGAAAAATCATTGGATTGATTGGATTGATTGGATGAGTGGAGCTTGACTAAAAGGAATAATGCAAACAAAAATAGACACCAGTCTTGATTGACTGATGTCTACTTAAAAAAGATTTATTTAATTGGCTCCCCTTGTAGGACGCACCAATTTATTTCTCATTTTTTAAACATTGTCACCAATCAATCCCTTGCCGTATCTATGTTACAGGCATATATTACCATACTGTTCTGTGCTTGTCAACCGTCTTTTAAAATTTTTGGAATGAAAATTCACATCTTGACAAAACTTTTTGAACGTGTTATTTATGTAAAGCGAGAGGAGGAAGCAAAATGGGTTTTTCAAAGAGAGGGAAAAACAGTTACCGATACGAATGTCAAATTAACGGTAAACGCTACTGCAAAACCGTTAAAGTGTACGACAAGACAAAGAAAGAAATTGAGAAGGAATTTTTAAAGTGGAAGATGAGCCTTGAAAATGGCACTATTTGCAACCAGAGATACACATTCAAAGCGTTTAGCGAAATGTGGATTAAAGACTACTGCGAACCGAGTTACAGCCCTGTGGTTGTTACTGGTTACAAACGTATCTTAAAGAATTGGTTGCTCCCAGAGTTTGGCAATCGCTATTTGGACGTTATAACACCAATAATGGTCAATCAATACATCGCCAAACTTAAGGGCAGTTACACCAAATTTGCGACAAGAGAGAACCACCTAATCTCTAATGGCACAATAGAAAAGATTTATGAGGTGTTTAGAACCATTCTTGGTATAGCTTATAGAAACGATGTTATACCTCAAGACCCTTGTAGTAAGGTTAAACTAGAGCTTAAGAAAGAAATTGATGACAAGCTACACTACTGGACGTTAGACGACTATCAAAGAGCGTTGTTCTTACTCCAAGGTGAAAAGTCTGGCAATGGGTTGGTTATTAAAACAGCCCTTATGACTGGCTTAAGAAGGTCTGAGATGTTTGGCCTAACATGGGATGATATTAATGATTGCAAGCTTATGGTGCGTAGAACTAGACAAAAGGTTAATGGTGAAATGGTTGAGCGTCCATGCAAGACCATCTCGTCTGTGAGGTGTATAACAATACCAGAAAGCCTTATGGTCGATCTTGTGAAATACAGGAAGAGTCATAAGCATGCTAAGTATATTTTTGAGGATATTGACTATGACGCTGTTACTGCTTGGTTTAGGAAGTGGGAAAGAAAACACGTTCTGCCTTATATCACGTTCCATGGGTTGAGACATACTCATGCTACACTACTTCTTGCTGAGGGTGTAGATGTTAAGACTATATCTCAAAGGCTGGGGCATGCTGATATAACAACCACGCTAAACGTATACGCTCACGTTGTTACGGAGCTTGATGAAAAAGCTTCAGAAGTTTTTGAAAAAATTTCTAAGATTTAGTTGAATATATAATGAGAAGATTGTAGAATAACAATTGTCAAAGTACACGGTAACAAACCGTTAGTTGCTTTCAACCCGTCTGACTATGGTGGCTCAGGCGGGTCTTCTCGTTTTATTAGAAGTCTAAACACTTAGCTCTGTCCATCCAGACAAGCACTTTTAATTCAGTTTCGGTTAAGCCTAAGCCTTTACCAGTTCCTTTCAAAACGCCCACATTCAAGGCTTTCTCAACGCTTTCTTTTCCCCAAGCAGGTACTTCATCTATAGTTTCGTATCTTACCATATCTTCTTCATCCTCCTTAAGTTTCATATCTATTCTATCTAAAAAATCTACCCATGCAGAATAGTCGTCTACAAACGGAGCAGGACAACGCTTATGAGTTACATCGTAGTGTCTAAAAATGTTGTGGTCTACGTCTATATTGTATTTTTTAGCAAGTTCTGCTGTAAGCCATACAGCGTTCTCTATCGTTTGTTCTTTGAAGTAATATTTTCCATTCTTATCTTTCCTTGAGCATAACTCTATACCAATAGAGTTGTCGTTTCTACAATCGTTGTAATACTTGTGTGCTCCAACATGCCATGCAACGTCCTCGTCTTTAACACATCTGTAGATTGAGTTCTCATCAACAAAGTAATTCGCTGAAGCACCTCTATATGTCTTATTGAAATAGTTGCAGTTGTTAAGTGCTGTGTCTCCATCGTTTGCTGTGTAATGAATTACTAGGTATAAGTTTTTCTTATTTTTCCCTTTTCTATAATTAACATGGGTTAAGTATTCTTTAATCTCCATAATAACCTCCATAGAAAGAAGAGGAGTGTTTCCACCCCTCTATTTTTTGTATCCGAATAGTATTTCCATATATTTATCTACTTCACTTTGGTCTTTTAAGACATCCTTTAAAGCTTTCTCTCTACACTCTTTTAGGTTGCTCTTAATACCCTTAGCTTTGTCTGCTTTGTGGTATCCATACTTAGCTTCTAGTGTCTTAGTCCTCGTTGCGTCATAAGCTTTCAAGAATGTTGCCATGTCTGTGTCTGAGTGTTTTAAGTAAGCTTTGTAAGCGTCATTGTTTTGTGATAGTGAGTATGTCTTGTATTCATCTGGTGCTATAGTCTTATACACACCTTCAAAGATACGCATTAAGCTTCTTGTGTCGATTGGTGTTACACTTCCTAGCGCCTTTATAATGTCTGTTGTTTTCTTTGTTGGGCTTATGTTGTCGTTAAACATCATAGCGTATACCTTGTCTGCAACATTGTATAATCTTTGAATATAGTTTGTGTCAGGTGTTGTGAAGTCATAGAACGATGTGCCACCAAACTTTTGCTTAGCAAGTAGCCATGTAGCAATCTCGTCACCTACTACTGTTGGTGATAACAATGATACTATGAATTGTGCAAGCACTCTGTCTTGTAATTCTACATCGTCATCGTCACCAGCTCTAAACGCTTCTCTCAATGCTCTAATCCATGCAACACTGTATGATGAAGCAATAATACCTACAGCAGACTTGATCAAGCTGTTTCGTGCTTTTTCGATTGCCTCTTTGCTTCCATGTTTTCTTTGATAATTCATATCCATAGCCGATTGTAAGAAGTTGTTGAATATCTGGTTTGCTGGTGTTCCAAACAAAGTAAGTCCTTGCCATACTCCACCTTTTCTAAACATGTTTGCTCTATTAACTTGTGATGACTCTGGCTGTGTCTCTACTAGTATCTGTGATAGCTTTGTTCCAAGTTGTTTGAAGTATTCATCGCTTCCAAACTTCAACGTTGGGTCTAGTGATAATGAGTATGCTGTCATTCTCGCTATTGCTGTTACTGCTATATCATCAAATAGTGATATACCTTTAGCACCAATCCTGTCTGACAACGTCTTGTTGAATAGCTGTGTCATAAGTGGTTTTCTAAACCCTATGCCTCTTCTTTCCAAGCTTGGTGTAGCTAATGCTATGAACTCTCTTGCAAGCTCAAAGTCTGATACGTTGCTCTTATCTATACCAAGTTCCTTGTAATAATCTCTTATCATGTTGTTTAGTTTTATGTGGTTGTTGTGAGGCATAACGCTTTGAGCAAACTCTTTTGTATTGAAGTATTTTAGTGTGTTGAAGAATGACATAGGCTGTGTTAACCAAGTACCAATGTTGAATGTTAATGTGTTCGCAGCCATCAAACCTCTTAGCTTTCCTTCTTCTGTCAAACTCTTTCTGCCAGTTATGAAATCTGCTAATGTGTAGTAGTCTCTTAAGAAGTTTGAGCCCAAGTTTGATATTGCTTTCTTTAGTGTTTGTGTTGGCTCGCCATACTTGTTTGTTTTCCATCCATCTTCATTGAATGTGTCAAGGATTATGCTGTTGTCTCTAAACGCTTCTGCGTATCCATAGAACGCTGTTGCCTTGTTAACAACTCTGTTTAATACTTCTGCTATGTTCTCAAGCTTGATTGCAGCAAACGATGTTACCCTTTCTTGTAACCAGCCTGCACCTAGCATATAGTCTAGTGGTTCTACGTTTGGTTGTGTGTCTAAACTTGTTTGCGGTGTATCAGACTTGTGCTCTTGTCTCTCCCATACAACTAATGGGAAGTAGTTTTCTACTGTTGCTATGTCATAACCTAACACTTTTCTTGAAACAGTATTGATTAGGTCTGTTGTATATTTGAACACTTCTTTTACACCTTCGCAAAATGCTTTCTGCTCTGGAGTAAGCTTGTTAATAATCTTGTTAACCTGCTCTGGTGTTAGTGTTACACGTCTTCCTTTGTCGTATGCTTGATCAACTTTGCCGCTCTTGTATAGTGCTTCATTAGGTATAACGATACCTTCTCCTTTTCCAGGTTTTGTTGTTGTATTTCCCTCATCGTCTGTTGTGATTGATACTATACCACCAGTAATGTGCATCATGTTGTCATCATTTAGTGAGTGCATGTATAGTGACATTATCATAGAGGTTGGTATCTTTAGAGGTTGTCCTTTAATTGTTATACCAGTATCAACATAATCGGCTTTACGAGATAAAGTCTTCTCCAAATCTGTACGCCATTTCTCTGAATGGATAAGTTTGTTTAGCCCTTTGCTGTCTTGCATGAACTCGCTTAGTATTTCGTATACGTCTACGGTCGCAGTCTTTTGTCTTATCTCTGCGTTTTGTAAAGAGTCATTTAAGAACATTAGTGATGTGTTAATGTTTCCACCCATTAATGCTTGTATCTCTGTCTTTAATGTCATGAGTGCAGCTACTGGTATATTGTTGTCTTTCCTTAAGTTTGATAGCTTGCTGCTACTCTTTTCATTTATTACGTCCTGGATTTCGTTGGTAATTTTTTCTACTTGTGTTGATAGTTCTTTAGCTCTTTCTGCACGTCTGTTTCTAGCCATCTCTTTTTCAACATCTTCTTGAAGTTGTTTTAGTTCTTGTTCAAATCTTAGTGCTAGTTCTTTACTACCATTGAATAACTCTTGTAAGCTTACAGAACCTTTGCCACTCTCCCAACCATATCCTTCCATGCTCATAATCTGCTTTCTAACGGCCTTGCTTATTGGTACTGTGCCAAGAAGTTCTCTTGCCTCAAGCGAATTTAAAACACGCTTAGCTAGAGTTAGATCAGATTGTTGTCTTGAACCACTCCAGATTTTCTCATACTCGTCTATTCTAGCCTTAAGCTCGTTAGGTATTCTATTGTATACCTTGCTCTTACGAAGCTCTCTAAGTATCTTTATAGAGTCATCTATCGACTTGTTAACCGCTTGTGACTCTTCATAGATGTCTTTAGTTAAGTCATATGCTTCTTGGATTGACATCTTAGTATTTCTTAAGCCAACAAATAAGTCTTTGTATTCTCTAGGGAAGTTGATACCATCAGCTCTTGATTTACGTTCAAGTTGTTCTTCATACTTAATGTCTAACGCAAGCTGTGATAGCTTGTTGTACTTCTTACCAGCACGTTCAAGTTGGCCTTTCATCTTAAGCTCTTGTTCTCTACCTGTTTTTAACATTTTGTTACTTTCACTTTGAACATTTCTAATCTGTTGTCTACCAGTAGACTTAATACCTTTGTTAATATTTCTAAGCCCTTTGTTCTCTGTCTCAAGTTTTTCAATCTTTTCTTGTTGTTCAGCAATCTTGTTTAGTTGGTTATTAATTATATCTTCTTGAGCTACTGGCTTAGGTAATACTCTGTTCTTGCTTGTCTCTGTTTTCTTGACGCTCTTAGTTTCTTTCTGTGCTTCGTTTTTGATCTCTGTTGTTGCTTCTTCAAGTGATTTAATTTTTGCATTTGCTCTGTCAAGAGAAATTTCAACACCAGCGTTTTTAGCTAAGCCTCTCAATGAAACTTCTTCAGGGATTGCTTCAAGGTTCTTCCAATTTTCATTGTAATTTCTATATACATTTCCAACTATTCTTAATGCTAATCTGTTCTTAGCCATCTCTTTTTCAAGTTTGTGCATTTCAGTTATATGATTTATTCTGTATTCGTAATCATAATCAAACTTGTATCTCATATCTTCACGAAGATTTCTGTATTCAGCACGAATTTTGCCAACATTCATATCAAGGTATTTGTTGTCTTTTAACAGCTCATCAACTTCAAAAGCAAGCCCTGTGTTTTGTTTATATTTGTCGGTTTTAAACATTCCTTCGAGTTTTTCTATTTGTGCTTCAGTCATTAAAGAATATATTTTATCTTTAGGCAAAGAAAAAGAACCCTGTTCAGAGTTCTTACGAGAAGAATATGCAAATCGACTATCAGTAGTAGGTTTTGCATTGTCTAAATATTTTGCTTGGTTACTTTCAAAGATAACTATGTCAGAGTAATCCATAATGCTATCGAAGCCAAGGTACTTATATATTTCTCTAGTATCTATATACTCAGTTTCTTCTACACCGTACTCGTTTATGTAAGGCCTTTTGGCTAATGCTGGCACAAACCTTTCAACAAACTTATAAAACCACTCATCGCCACTAGCGTATTCATTGGTGCCATCTAACAATTCTCTCATTTCTTCAACTGTTGGCACTTGGCCACCCCAGCCCCTGTCATATTCCATACCACCTTTAAATTCTGGGTTGAAGTGCTCTATCATACCATCAAAGTTTCTCAATATCTGTGCTTTACATTTTACCCATTCCGTAATATCTAGTGGGTTTAAAGTGTTTACAACAAAACTCTTCACATATTCTTCTGGGTTTTCTTTATCGCTGTATCTAAAGTCAGTGTATCCTAGTGCTTTTTCATAGCTTCTTGTTAAATAATATCCATCGCCATAGATAGCACCATTATGTCTATATCTAGGTTTAAATTGGTCAAAGCTTTCGTCTTTTGCAAACGGGCTTCCATGATAAAATTCAATTAGCTGACCATCATCTTTTGCTTTACTTCTATCTCCCCATCTTACAAGTTGCCAAGGTATTTGCGTTCCCTCGGTTGTCTCATTCGCAGGAGCTGTTCTCTCGCTATATTTAATTTCTTCAGTTAGCTCATCATATATATCGTTTATCTTTGCAGAAGCTTTCTTTCTGTCTACACCTAGTTCTTCTGCTATCATTCGTTTTACAAGTTCCATACCACCGCCAGACTTCTTTATCTTCTCATATCTTTCTTTGATACGAGACATTGTGTCGTCTGTCTGTTCTTTCTTTGCTGTCTCCATGGTTGGCTTTGGTCTGTTCTTTGTAATCTCTTCTGTTACTTTAGTTGCTTCTTTAACTTGATTGCTGCCTTTTCTTAAGCCTTGGAAAGCGTTTAATACCTCTTGCTCAAACTCGGCATCGTTTAAAATATCTGCGTCTAAATATGAAGTAACATCTAGGTTATAGTCTGTAACTCTTCCTTGTTTTTCTGTACCTAAAACTTGGTTGCCAACATCTTGAACAGCTTGCTTTAGTTTGTCCCACAAATTAGTTACACTTTGTTCTACCGCCTCTACATTCTTATATTTTGACATTGTTTGTCCGATGTAATCACCAAACATTTCCTCCCTTACTTGATCGCCCGTTAAATTATCGTCTACAGCTTTTCTGTAATTATCAATCTTTTCTTGAGTAATGTCGGCTTTCTGCAAAAATCTATTATACAAGTCTTCATTTATTGTCTTAACATAGTGACCTATTTCGTGGTTTACTGCCGCTAAAGTATCCTTGGTATTTAGTTTAGAACTAATATATATATTCCCGTCACCGTTCATAAATCCATAATACTTTGTTGTTGTATCTTCTGGGCTTACGAATACGACCTGTTGGTTGGTAACCTTTTCTATATAATCCTTTACAGCTTTTTGAACACCATTAATATTTGTTTCAACATTAATTTCTGCATTGTTGTTAGTTCTAAATCTATCTAAGGTTTTGGTAATCGTGTCTAAGTCGTTATATGTTACTTCGGTAGGAGTTGCAATATCCTTTAGCTCTTGTGTGGTTGACTGAGAAACATTGAATACCCCGCCATTCTCTTCTGCATATTTTAAGATGGCTTCTTGCTTTTCTTTGTCGCTCATGCTATCGTCTAAAGCTACTTCAAAAGCGTACATTAATGTATCTGCATTGTTTAAGTCTGCTTCAGCAAGTTGGTTCCCCAATCTCTTACGAAGCTCAACATAGTTTTCTGTTATGCCAGCTTTTGCCTCTTTAGTAACTTGATCTAAGCTCTTAAGCATTAAGCCTTTTTGTTCTTCAGTAAGTGATACACTAGCTTTTATTGCGTTTTCCATGTATGTTGTGTATTTGTTGACTTCATTAATTGTCGCAACTTTTCCAGCACCACCTAAGATTGCCGTAGGTAAAAGTGAGTCAAAGTATGATTGAAATAAGCTTTCTCCAAAGTCTTTCCAAGCTTTGTCGTCCTCAAGTATAACTTGCTTAAATGTTTTCTCAAGCACGTCTGCAAAAATTTCTTCCACACCTTCTGCGTTCATATCCAATAAAGTCATGACAGCACCTTTTGCCCACATATTTTCTATGTGTCCTTTTTTAACTAGTGCCTCTGCTAGTCTTCCCGCAGGTGTTGATACTGTATGTGAGAACAACAATGAGTTAACCATCTCGCCACCAATAAGCTCTGAGCCAACTTCTGCACCCATTACCGCAGTTGCGTATACAGACGATCTATCATAGTCAAACCCTAAGTCTCTTGCTTCATTAAAAGCTTGGCCATATGCACTAGCTCCTAACGCACTTAAGCTTGCGGTAGTAGAGGCTGCATTTACAACATCATCTGCCCAACCTAAAGCTCCTAGTGCATTACCAGTTAAAAGAGATGCTGCAACCGAAGGAAGCTGACCACCAACAACTTTCCAAGAGTTCATAACGTATTTGTCAAAATCGTCATACGAAAGGTCTACCTTCAATGATTGTCTCTCGTTTGCAAGTTCTGCACCTGCAACGTTTTTAAGTCTGTATTCGTCTAGTTTTGCGTTCCTAACATCATTCTTAATGTTGTTTGTCAAGGTTGTAATGGTAGCTAGGCTTCCTTTATAGTTGCCATTCTTAACAATGTTGTATAACTTCTTAATGTTCTCATTGTCTGGATACTCTACTGATAGCTTTGAAAGTTCTGTTGCTCCTGATAACTGCCATTGTTTTTCGGTTATATTGCTCTTGTCACTTTGCTTTGCTATGCCATACAACGCTGTTGGAGATAGTTGAAGTACTGGTTGAGAGCCCGTTTGATTAAACATATAGTCTGCGTCTAAAGAAGCTTTGTATGCTGTTTCACCTATACCAGCAACAGTATTTCTTACGCCTTGGAAGCCTGACTCTAGTAGGTCGCCTGCTTTAATTAAAAATCTATTAAATCCGCTTCCAATATTTCCAACTTCGTTTGATATGTCTTGAGCCACAAAATAATTCTTTAAGAAGTTGCTGCTGTCTAAGGCGTTAGCTGCATCAGAAGAGCGTTTTGAATAATCTTTGTATAGGTCTGTTAATTTGTTTCTGTCTTTTTCTTCACCAATGCTTTGAGTGTATTCCTTTGTTGCCTCTTCTCTAGCCTTTTCATATATATTAGCAATAGCTTTAGTTCTTTCAAAATCGTCTAAAAATTCGCTTACATACGTTGAAGGGGTTGAAGGCAATTTCTTCTTTTCGTCCTCATCTGTGTTGTCTCTTACTCTTCTTATTGAGTCTAAAAATTCAGACATCCTATCCCCTCCTTATTGTAAGTTATTGTTTTTAGTTACTTTTTCAAAAGCATTTTGTTTTATCTTAGTCGTAACACCATTAAGGTCTGAATTAATTTTTGGTGTATTTAATTTTAAGTTTTCTCTGTTTGTCTTTGTTGTTGGTTCGCCAGTTGCTACATAGCTTGATAACAACGCATAAGGCACACCAGACTTTCCACCTAGGTTTGTATTTTTGCTCAAGCTCTTTAGTACTGATTGAACTCCAGACTTTTGCATGTTGTCGTCGTCAAACATTAATGCCCATCTACTATTATCAAATTCCTTAGCCCCGTTTATTCTGTCTACTAAGCCTTTGTATACAGTATATATACCAGCATTTTTGTCTTCCCAATTTGTTTCGTTTAACATGTCAGCAAAATCTTCTACTGTTTTTATAGAGTTCTTTAAAGCTTCGTCTGTTGACTTAAAGTTCTTTCCAAAGTTTCCTTTTTCATTGTCTAGTTTGTCATATACATTTATTAATGCAAGTTCCTCAATAGCTTTTTCTACATCGCTTTCAGAGTATGCAGAACTATTTAGCCATGAGTCAATTGTTCTCGCCATAACTACTTTGTCAAAGCCCTTTCCAATCAAATCGTTTAAGCTTGTCTTTAATTCTAAATTGCCTATGGTTTTAGCTGAGTCGCTTAAGTTTGTTAAAGCATTTGTAGCCTTCTTATCAGCTTCAGTTTGAGTATCTCCACGAGCAATTCTCGCAGTTGCTTGTAAATAGTCAGCTTCTGTAGCTGCTGCATCGTATAGCAAAGCATCAAGTTCTTCTTCACTTAAAAGCCCAGCTAAAGAATTGTAGTAACTGATCAACCCATCAACATCGTATTTGGCTGTTTTCTTTGAGCCACTTCCGCCACTACCGCCTTGATTTTTTACCTGTTGTAGTCGTATGGCATCTGCGGTCTTTTGTTCTTCAAGTGCTTTGTCATACGAATAATCAATTGCCGCTCTTTGTGCATATTCTTCTACATCTAACGCTTGTTGTGCTTTCATTTTTTCTAACGCTAACGCTTGTTGGTAATCCAATACGATAAGGTCTTGTTCCAATTTTCTATTCTCTTCATCTACCTGATTTAGTTTATCTACATACGCTTTACGAGTTGCATAGCTTTCTGTGCCTGCTGGTATTCCCATTATAGCCTATGTTTCATTATCTACATACCCAAGTTGATTTACTTTGTCCCATGCTGCTGCTATCTCTGCACGCTTATCTGCGTTAGCTTGGAACTTCATATCTAGCTGACCTTTCCACAAATTGAATTGTGCTTGTTCTAGGTCTACCAAGAAGCTTGCTGTTTGTTGTAATAGTTGGAAGTTTTGTATCGCTTCTTCTTTCGCCATCTTTTGATATATAGGTATCAAGTTTGCACACGCTTGCGAGATTGCATATTGCGTTGTTGAAGAATAGTACATACCAGTTTGAGAAGCTCTGTTACGAGCTCTCATTTCAATTAGAGATTGTGCCCTTAGTAAGTTTTGGTCTTGCATAGGGTCGTATTGAAAGTTTAGTATTCCAGGTAGTGATTGTGCTACCATGCCTGCTATATCTCTTATTCCATCCCAGAATGTTGTTTGGTAATCTGTATCAATCTCTTGTCTTGCTTGCTCATACTTATTTGCCATAGCATCTTGATAACCTACAGAATTTCTCCATGAGCTTTGCTCTGCTTTTAGTCTTGCTACTTCTTCGGTATCGCCTCTCATCATGGCAGTAGCGATTTGGCTTGCATAGTCGTTATCTATGTTCTCAATCTTTTGCTGTCTCTTTTGGGTTAAGTCTGCAATCTCTGCCGAGTAGTCTTCACCAGTTAGTCTGCCAAGCTTTGTGTATGCGTTTATCATAGCTTGGAAGTCTGTGCCTCTAGCAGTAGCATCTTGTAACTCTTTCATCGCTTGTTGCACAGGCGTTAGTATAGGTTCTCCTGCACTTGGGCTCTTTGAAGCTGGTGTAGACAATACACTTTCTTGTGGGTTTTCTGTGTTAAGGTTTAGACTTCCCATAGAGCCTAGCTTTGTCTCCATAGAGTTAACATCTTCTCCACTACCAGTTGTGTTAGCTGTTGTTATCCCATTGTTAGATAATGGATTGTTAGCAACTTGTGGCTGTGCTTTTGCAGTATTTGGTTGTGATGCTGTGCCACCAAACAAAGAAGCATCAACATCTAGTCTAAGTTTTCCTGCTTCGTCATACATTGGCGACTTTGAAACAACCTTACCATTAGCAACATATCCACCAGCTTCTGGCATCCAGCTTGCATAATTTGGAGCTTCATTATCCATTCTTTAACCTCCTATTAGTTTAGACCAGTCTCTTAATGTGTCTTCCTGGTCTTCTCTTATTTCAAATTTGTGTCCTAACAAAACAGAGAGATGGTCTCGCCACCTCTCCATAGTTTCTTTCTCATCACCATACAGTCTAAACTGTACTCCATATTTTTTCTTTAGTATTCTACTCCACTCTTTTAAAGTGTTATCTTCATACATTCTCATCGAGCTCTCCACTCCCTTTTCATTGTGTAGAACTTCGCATATCCTGAACCTTTCACGATAACTTGGAATGTGTTTAGCCTTTGCCCAAACATCTTCTCTACAATGAAACGTCTTTGTTCATATAAGAAGTCGTCATATCTGTCTAGGTTTGTGGTTTGAACACCAGAGCTTCCTGTAATCGAACCAATCTTCTTGTATCTATTTGTTGACTTTACTGTGTTTTCAAAATGGTCATTCCATTTATCGCTTGCACACCAAGCATCGTTTATATACACATCACAATCTATTACCATTGGGTTATACACTTGCATCCATACTTCAGCGATTGACTTTCTTAAGTCTGTGCCTTCTGCGCCGTACACTCTTGTATGAAACTCAAACTCTATAATCTTGCTTGTTACAGCATTATTTTCCCAGTCATATACTTCATCGTAACCTACGTATGCAGTTCTTCCAGAATAGTCCAATATGTCTCCGTCGTGTGTTGCCATCAACAAATTATTGGTTGTTTGTGAGTAGTTTGCCATAGCACTAAAGCCGCCATCTTCGCACCACCACACTCTGTTATATGTGTCAAACACAAACATATAGCCTTCGCTCGTGTCTACATACAACCTATCTGAAGTAGCTTCAAGCTGTATCTTAGATTGGTTCATAAGGTTTATCACGTTGTGTATTCCTCCAACAGATATGGTTTCGTTTCGAGACTTGCCTGGTTTAGAGATTGTTCTAAATGAAGCACCTGTATATTCATAGATTTGCATGTCATCTCCAAGCCAGTATACAGCACCATCTCCTAATGCTATTTGGTTTTGTTCTCTGCATCCAATCTTTCCAAACAACTCAACAAGAGTGAAATATTCTGGATTGTATTGTAATGCTGTTTCTCCAGATGTAAGTATCTCTTCGCCAGAGTTCCCATACATAGCAGCAATACTATGCTCAGAAAATATAATTAGCTTATCATCGAAACTAACTAATCCTGTTGGCTTACCTCTTGAATTTGTAATAGGTACTTCTCCGCTGTCTCCAGTTATGTCTGTTACTGGATTGTAGCCTATAGTAAAGTCGTCAGGTAGCATAGCGTTACTCCATTCAACCTTGCCTTGCGTTGGTTTTAAAAGCCACAATCTTGACTTGTGCCAGCATGGTATTCCGTAGTGTCCATCTGAGTATGTTACAAAGTCTAACGGATTAGTAGAGCCTAACGTTACTCTAAATTTTTGTGCTTCGTTTGCTATATACACATATTCTTTTTCTTCTGTTCTGCAATAACAAAAGTGATACATCTCTGCTGTGTTTGGTATTTCAGCAAGCTTTGTTGCAACACTACCGCTTATTAGATAGAGCTTGTAGTATGGTCCACTCCCGTCATCAATCAAGAAGTATATATACTCTTGGCTATATGCCCACATGTTGATTATTTCGCCTTGCTCCCAATGTAACTTGAGGTCTGGAAAGTTATTAGCAAGTGTAGCTCTCATATCTCTTGTCTCAATTGCTGGAGGTCTTTTCATTGTCATGTTCATAACGTATGGCATCTGGTCTGCTTCTAAGAAAGCCTTATCAACGTATGTGTTTAGACCACCTGTGAATAAGCTAACATCATTTTCTACTTCTCCACCAACTTGGTTTAAGTAAGGTTTTACCATCTATATCCCCTCCAGCCATATCCGCCATAAAATCCACGTCTTCTTCTAAAGTAATCTCTTGGTCTCATATTATCTTTTACATGTTGATAGTATGGTTGGTCGCTGTCTTTGTCCCTCTTTGCTTCCATTAGAAGAGTGTTGTATTGCTGAGCGAACACGTTATACATATCTATGTCTGGCTTTGAACCACTCATAGCAAGCTTCATACATAGTGCATACTTTAGGATTGGTAAGAACTTTTCTTTTACAGCTATCCTATCATCCATGTATAAAACTTCTTTAGGTTTCTTCTTATAATATATCGTGATTATGTCTTTGTTCGTTCTTGGTGTTGGGTGTATGCCTATTCTCTTGTTATCCCATGCGTTGTAGTATCTATCTCCTGTAAGTTCCTCAGCATCTCTAGCCCATACAAGCCTACGAGTTCTACCATTTCCCCAGTATACATTGGGTACCCAACCAGGATAGATTGCTCCACCAGGGAACTGGCCAAACCAGCCATATCCCCTTGGGTCGCCTGTAAATCTTTCATCATCATAATTGAACATCTATATCGCCTCCTATTCTGGGTCTCTTCCAGGGTCTTGTGGTTCTGCATCATCATAAGGTTGTACTACTGGTACAGCCACTGGAATATCTCTATCTCCTGTTATTGGTACATTAACTAAGTTTACAACCATTGAACTATCGTAGCTATCCCACATTTGTAGTAATGAAAACAAGCTTCTTATTGTTTGACCATACTCTAGTGTGAATGTAAATGGTGTTCCACCATATGTCATTACTCTTGTTTGAGCTGTTCCACCTACTGGTGTGTAGTGTAGTGTGCCTGTTCCGCCAACGGTCGAGACGTAGATGTTTACTGTGTATCTAATTCCTTCTGTTACCGCCGTGAATGTTTTGCTACCAGTAATTGGCATAGCAAGTATTTGCTCGTTTGTTAGAGGATTTACTCCATCTAGCGACCATCCACTAAACAAGAAGCCAGCATTTATTGTTGGTGTTGGTACTGACGATAATGTTCCGTCTTCTGGTACATAGTATGTTGCAGAGCTTTCGCCATCTATATTTCCTGCTATCGGATTGATTGTAAACGTTACTGGGAATTGTTCAATATTTTCTCCCCATGTTGCTACTGCTGTTAAGTTTGCATACATAGAAACCTCGTCTCCTGGTTGATATATCTTTGAACCAATATCCCATCCACTAAATACTCCACCAGTAGTTGATGTGAAGGTACACTCTGGTAATGTTATCTTATCACCGATGTCTGCTTCCATAGGTTCCATCTCTCCTTCGCCATTATCTCCAGGATAGAATGTTAGTGCAAATGTTACTTCTTGGTCTGGGATAGGTCTTGGCATCATAGGGCCTCTATGGTTTCTAAATGTACGAGTTACTTCTTGTATGTCTCTTAAGTCGCAATCTTCTGGTAACGCATACTCTTTTTGGCCTGGTACTGTTGGGAATGAATACACTTCATCTCTTGCGATGTTGATATACACTTCTTGTAATGTCTCATTGATAAGGTCTCTTAAGTCTTCATCTATTAGTCTGTTGGTATCAGGGTCATCTGTGTCATACATGTCTTCTCTAACATCAACATAGTTTATGAAGCCGTTGTTAGGGTATTGTCTGTTAACAGCTCTTAACAGCTTATACACAGGATAGCCTACCATAGCCTCTTGTCTGAAATTTTCTTCTAATACTTCCATCTTACGCCTCCTTCCAGTAGCCCTCGGTAATTCTAAACCTTCTTATGCCTAAATTGCCATAAGCATTCGTACAGTTCCATACAAGTCTCATGCCTTTGTACCAATTTGTAGTGCTTAGGTCTATGCTTTTTTCATCGTTGCCTGAAGTATGTGAACCACCATAAGTGAACGTTGCTAACCTTTCCCATGAGTTGTCTTGTTTTTGAAATTCCAAATAACATTCCCCAACATCAGACGAACTGTAACCATGGCGATAATTTGATATAAAAACATTACTTGGTTTTATAAGTATTGGAAAATATTGGCTAACAGTTACTGTTTCTCCTGCCGTGTGCTCATTAGACAGATACATGGTCTCAACCAAATCGTCAAACGCACAACTAATTCCATACCCTGAACGGTTGTATTCTGGAGCTACTATCTCCCAAGTACCATAACCGTTGGCTTGAGTATAATTTTTGCCAACTACTACTTCTGTATCCCAATGAGTAGGGCTTTGGTCTGTTAACACCAAATACTCGCCACTCGATGGTATGTTCATAATCTCACTTGGGAAGTTGCTTGCTACTATGCTTGATGATGTACCTCTCTTGCTTCTAATTGCATCCGCTATGTTGCCAAATAAGTCTGTTAGTGCACTCATTAATATGCACCCCCTATTGCTTGTGTTATCATTGTATCTATATAATCATATACAGCATGGCTTGTTGGTACTTTGTTTCTGCTGTCAGTTAGTTCGTTTTCTATGTTGCTATTTTGGAATATAGACCAAGCTCCATTTTCATAGAAGTAACTTGCGAACCCTGCTGTTAACACTTGCTTGTCTTTGTCAAAATAAAACATTTCTGCTTGGCTTAAGATTTGGTTTATAGGACTTACTGAGCTTAAGAATACACCGCACTCATCTGTGTTATAAAAACCTGTGTCTAAATCTAGTGTGCCATTTAATACAAGATTAGATGTTAGATTGCTTACGGTTGTTCCACTGGCAGAAATCACATTTCCTTCAATCGTAATGCCTTCACCTGCTGTATATGTTATGCCTCCACCAAATTGTTGTATTTCTATTTCTTCACCTGTTCTTATATTTACAATGTGCGCATGAGGATTGCCCATGAAGATTAAATCACCAATATTGATTAGCTCACCTGTGTAGATAAATCTTCCATAAGGTACATACAGATAATTTAGTCCACGTCTATGTGCATCATCTATTGCTACTTGTAGAGGGCCATAGTTGTCTACTCTGCCATCTCCTACTGCACCATAGTGGGTGATACTCATCATGCCAAGCACCTCGAAGAAAAAGTTTTGTAATTCTCTTAGGTATATGTTGTCGCCTGTTACATAGTTATCACTTATCATCTTTGCCTACCTTTCCCAAGTCATAAGCTCCACCTGCTGTTAGTGCTGCTGCACAACATACAATAACACTAGAGATTAGACTTGTGTTTAGTCCACCATAATATACAAGTAAGCCTGCGATTATTCCTATTAGTAAATTTTGTACTGGTATGTAATTACTCTCAAGCCAGTTAAATCTTTTTGCTAGTATTCCAAATACATAGGTAACAAACGCAGTAGTTACTATTATGATTTCGTTAGTTGTCATGTTATCAACTCCTTAACCATTTATTTTCTTTGATAATTCATAAAGCTCTGCACAATCTTCAAATAATTCTTCTTTGTTTAATTCAACTTCGCATTTATATTCTCCGCCTCTTGGGATAGCCTTAAGCATATCGTATCCAACTCCCAAATCTACTCCTTGAAGTTCTGCTATATTTTTTATAGCCTCTGCATATTTTTCTTTAAATGCTACTTCTTTTTCTGCATATTCTTTTTTTAATTCTTCCATTTTTATTTCCCCTTTCTAATTTTTAATCCACCAGTTCTTCCTGTGGTTTTTCTTGATTTTTGGAATAAACCTAATCTGTCTATTCCTGAGTTTGTGTTTTTTGGTTTTGATTTTGTTGTTCTTAACATTTTTCCACCTTCTTCCACTAAAATACCCAAATTTAGGGGTATATAGATATACCCTACAACCGAGAAAATCAATTGTAGGGCATTTTAGAGCTTTGCGTTTTCTAGCCTTAGAGCCTCAAGGGTTCTAAGCTACACCAACGTTTATTTTTATAAAACTTAGGCCGATTGCTATCAAACCTGTAATAACTGCTCCTAAAATTGTCTTTGAGAGCCATTTATTTTTTTCTTCAAGCTCGTTTATTCGTCTTTCATTAGTATATGCTTTAGCACGAGCTTCTTCTGCTTTTGTTTTTGTGCTGTCATAATCATCTAATTTTGTTTCGATACGAGTAAGACGAGTTAGTACTTCGGTTTCAAAACCTTTGTCTTCCATTATTATTCGCCTCCTTGATTAGCCAAATAATAAGGTGCATGAGGTGGTTCAAAATCTGTTACATATTTTACGCTTTCTGTTAATAGCACTTCATCAAAGCCTTGAAGCATACCGCCAGTTACTAAATGAACAGTCCCATAAGTTGCATCTACACTAGTACCTAGTGTTGCTGTAGACGTCAAAAACAAAATACCATCAATGTATATTTTTCTTTCCGTCTTGTTGTTTACAAGTGCAAAATGGTGCCATTCATTTATCGTTATAGTTCTAGTAGCAACGGTGGGGCTCGGCATAACGAAAGCATTACTTTTATTTGTAACAGCTCCGTTTAGAGCAACTTGTATTCCAACTCTATAATTCGTTTCATCATACGTCCATAGGTATATATAAACCGCACTAGCTTGACTACTAGTAGGCGTTGGTTTAAACCAAAATTCTATTGTTACTTCAGATAACATCATTTCACGCGGGGCACCATGAATTAGTCCAAGTGAATTATTGTAATTTAAATAAACTCTGTCAGCTAACCCCATGTCAAATTTCCCAGAAGTCATGACTATACTTTGTGGGTCTACTAAACCACTCGTTGATGTACCTTTACCATTAACCTCGTTTTTGTCTGTGCCATCGTCAAAGTGCCACAAGCCTTTTGTTTCTGCTGGTGCTTCTACTGGTTTGCCTGCTACTGTTATTGGTATTGTTAATGTTTCGGTTTCAAAAGTAACAACTATGCTGGTGTCTGAATATGTTACTGGGTCGTTACAAGTAAACGTGCAGTATGCTGTTACATCGTATTGGTATCCGTTACTATAATTAGCTAGGATTACGCACCCCGTTAGGTCTAGTGCGTCACCCTCCACATAAGATATTTTAGGAAGTGTGCCAACAACTATACCTGTCAACGTACCAGCTTCTGGTGGCACTACTGGTGGTTGTATAGCAGCTACTGTTACTTGTGAAAAGCCAACATAACCTTCCTCTGGCAAAAGCACTTGCTCTTGGTCGGTTGGCGTAACGTCTAATTCTTGCAAACTTCCTCCTCCACCGCCTCCACCTGCGTTCTTGCCTAATAAATAACTAACTATATCCATCTATCATTCCTCCTCGTTTCCTACCCATGTTGCTCCAGCTTCATCATAAAACCAAATCTTTTGGGTATCCATTTCTATAAAGATAGAGCCATTAGCTATTAATACGTCTTTATATTTTGTGGTTGGCTTTTCGTCTGTGGATAATCCTCTAAGTTCAAATGTTGTTTTATCAAGACTGCCAAAAGCATTGTGTTGATTTTCTACAGTTATCATTGTATTTTTCTCCTTTCAGTTTTATATTCCATAATTAAATACGCCTGTGCCTTGGTTATACAAAAACGTGCCACTAACTTTGTCATACATACATGGTACGTTTTCGCTATCTAACACAGGTATTAAATCTAATACTTTATTGTTTGTTGTGTTGTCGGTTACACTAAAGCTATATATTCTCGCTAGAGCTATAGTTTGAATATCGGTTGTTGTGTTATTTGTTGGTGTTGTAAATAGATAAAACGTTCTATCTGTGCCATATTGAAAAGAAGTACCTGTCAAATCGGTAACTAGCGTATCATCAAAATAAAGTGCATTATTTATAAAGCTTAGCTTATGTTTCAACAAATCTGTATAAGCTACAAATTGTCTAGCAAGAGAAGCAAGCCCATATTTTGCATAGTAAAAATAGCCAACTGTTGTTTCTGGGCAATAAAATCTCATACCACCAACAACTCGCCTTGTTCCTTGATACCCGTTTCCGCCAATATATCCTGCTACCGAGTTATCGTTATATTGGAACTCTATTTCAAAATCATAATTTGCTGACATTGTTACTGGGGTGATTAAATACTGCGTTCCTGTACTTTCGAGATAGCTTACTTCTGTGTATGGCGTAGGAGCTTCGCTTGTATATACTAAAGTATCACCAACATACATTTTGCTATAAGGAGTTTTAACGCTTGAGTTTCCTAACTTTAAGCTCATGTTCATCACTCCTCGTCTATAATATATAGTGTTGTACTATCATGTGTTTCTAGTGCGTCATACTCAGCTTGTGTGCCTCTCCAAAAAGCGGTTATTACAGGACTTGCGTTCATCTTACTTCCCAAGCCATCATACACACATTTTGCACTTGGGTACTCCGTGTCGGTTGAGCTTGAGCTTAAGCTTG